CTCGCCCTTTTCTATATCCCATAAGGGTTTTAGCGAACTGGCGCTAACTGGCCACGATCTACCCCGATTGGAAACGACTACGCACAGTGGCGAGCGATCAGCCGCTACCGATATTGGGGCTTTTGCTAAAAACATTTTGGGCGTGGATTTAATGCCATGGCAGTTGCGCGCATTGCATGGCCAAACGTGTGTGGGTGATGACGGCGCCCGGCCTCGAGTGTCGCTGGTATCAGTTGCCCGACAAAACGGTAAAACTGTTGCTATTGCCAGCCTTATTGGTTGGTGGCTTGCCACACAAGGTAAAGAGCGCGGCCAACCGCAAACCGTAATTAGCGTCGCGCACAAACTTGACTTAAGCACCGCGCTATTTAATTATTTGGCGCCCGTACTTGAAACCAAATTTGGTGCCGTCGTTTCATGGTCTTATGGCCGGCAAAAACTTACTATGCCCGACGGCAGCGTATGGCATGTTAGGGCGGCAACGCCGGGCGCTGGCCACGGCTACAGCGTGGATTTACTGATAATAGATGAGGCTTGGGCGGTATCGGAGGAAGCAATAGATCAGGGGCTTTTACCTACGCAACGCGCACGCAAAAACCCGTTATGCAGCATGTGGTCTACTGCCGGCGACCAAACCAGTACCGCCATGTTGCGTTGGCGTGAACAGGGTTTACGGGCAATAGATGACGGCAAACCCGGCGCGTTGTATTTTGCGGAGTGGTCACCCGACCCGGCAACCATGGATTTAATGACGCCAGCCGCGTGGGCTTACGCAAACCCGGCATTGGGTTACACGTTAGAAATGTCAGTAATACAAGGCGAAAGCGAAGCACCCAACCGCAACGCGTTTTTAAGATCGTCGGTTAATACTTGGGTAGCAACTGCCGCGGGTTGGCTCGAGCCGGGCCAGTTTGCTGCATGTTCAACTACCGATACCGCGCCCGCTGGCGGTGTTTTAGCGGTAGAGGTTGGCGAGGATAACGCCCAATTTTATGGGGTGCGCGCCGTGATCTCGGGAACTAAAACCCACGTTGTAACCGCGTTTGTGGCCGACACCATGGCCGAAATGTGGCGCTATGTTGAAACAGAAATAGCAAAAGCACCAAACCTAAAACTGGCTATTGTGCCGTCGTTAGAGGTTCATTGCCCACCGCATTTAAGCCGGCGTAGCGTAATTGTTGGGTACCGCGAGTTAAACCGTTGGACAGCCGCCGCACGGTCAATAATTCTCGAAGGCCGACTATTACATAACGGCGAACATTTACTAAGCGAACACGTCGAGCGCGCTGTATTGGTAAAACATAACGGCAATATAGTTATTTCTAGCCAACGATCACCCGGCCCAATATCTATGGCACGCGCTTTAGTGTTTGCAGTTGCGTTGGCTGGCAAACCCGCCGCATTGGGCAAACCGATAATAGTTAGTGCTAACCGCTAATGTTGCCTACGGCGCCGGTTGGTTGTATCTAGCCTTTTCGTCGGGAACTGATCTAGACCCAGCCGGTGCCACCAAACATTTAACAGATATGGCAAACTAAACCCATGGGCCTTTTCAACCGTGCAACCACCGACGCCGCGCAACCTGTAGTTAAGGCTGCCGCCGGCAGTAATGTTGGCATGTCACAACTAGACAATTTCTATGCGTTTACGCAAGGCAACACCCGCCAACGTGCAATGAGTGTGCCGGCAATTACTCGAGCGCGCGACTTGCTGGCCAGCGTTATTGGTTGCACGCCGTTAAAAATGTATAACGAAATTTGGAACCCGGTAGACCGTGAACTAGAGCAAATTGAAATAGCGCCACGCAGTTGGTTGCGACGTCTTGACCCCGCGTTACCAAATAGCACATTATTTGCGTGGCTATTTGATGATCTATTTTTTACGCAACGCGCGTTTTTAGCGATCACGGCCCGCACCGCCGACGGTTTCCCTAGCGCGTTTCAACGTATGCCTAGCGCAATGGTGCTTACGCAAGATCAAGCAGGCCCCGTATTTTTTGCGCCGTCTAAACAAATTATGTTTAGCGGTTTGCCAGTAGACCACCGCGACGTCGTGCAATTCATTAGCCCTATACAAGGTTTGTTATTTACCAGCCCTAACGCCGTTTTGACGTCGCTAAAACTTGAAGGCGCCCGGTTGCGATCAGCCGCTAACAGTTTGCCAAACGGTGTATTGCGCCAAGTTGGTGGCGAACCATTGAGCGCCGAGGAATTGCAACAGTTAAGCCAATCATTTGAAGCAGCGCGATTAACTAATACCGTTGCGGCGTTAAACGAATTTGTAACCTACACAGAAACAACAACAGACCCAAGCAAACAAATGCTGGTAGAAGCGTCAGAATACCAAGCGCTCGAGATCGCACGTTTAGCAAACTGCCCACCATATTTACTCGGTGTCGCTACTGGTTCATACAGTTATCAAAACAGCACGCAAGCACGCCAAGATTTATACATGTTTGGCGCAAAATTATTTATGGATTGCATTAGCGAAACACTTAGCGCCGACAATGTGCTACCACGCGGCACATACGTGAAGTTTGATATTGACGATTACCTAAGCGAAAACTATTTAATGGATAACAGCGACATTGAAATAAACGACACCGCAGAAACCGGAGTAATGCCAAATGCTTAAATTAACCCAACAAGAATTAACGCTTGACGCAGCCGGCCCCGACGGCATGCCACGCCGTACCTTGGCTGGTTTGGCGTTGCCCTACAACGTCGAGGCAACGGTAAGCGACGGCACCAAGGTAATGTTTTTGCCGGGCAGCCTTAACGCCGGTGGCAAAATGCCAAAACTGTATTTGGGCCATGACAGCACGCAGGCCGTTGGCTTGGTTACCGCCATGGTAGATACACCGGGCGGCATGATGTATGAGGCCCGCATTAGCGAAACCAGCCTAGGAAACGAGGCGCTGGTATTGGCTGCCGACGGCGTTTTAGACGCGGTAAGCGTTGGGGTAAACCCAACCAAATTTAGTTACGACGAAAACGGCACCATGGTTATTGCCGAGGCGTCATGGCAGGAATTATCCCTAGTGCCGTTTGGTGCTTTTGCTGGCGCGTCGGTAGACCGTGTGGCGGCCAGTATCCACCAAGAGGAAACCGAAGTAGTGTTAAATAGTGAACAGGAACCCGTAGAGGAGATTAACAAAATGTCACAACCAGTAGAAGCCCCAGCAGTAATTGAGGCGGCACCAATGGCGCAACCATTGTACGCGCAAGCACGTAATTTTAAGTTGCCAACAGCCGGCGAATTTATCGCTGCAACAATTCAAGGTGGCAGCGTAATTGCAGAAATGAACGCACGTATTCAAGCGGCAGCGCCAAATATCACCACGGCAGATACCTTGGGTATTTTGCCGGAAATTATTACCGGCAGCGTGTATGACGGGCTTAACCCGATCAGACCATTTGTCACCGCAATCGGTACCCGCGCAATGCCGCAAAGTGGTGCAACATTTCGCCGCCCAAAAATTACGGTGCGCCCAACAGTTACGCAACAGCCAACAGGCCAGTTGAATACACTCGACCCAAGCACCGTTACCGTTGCAAATAATGACATTTCTAAATTAACTTTTGGTACCTACGTCACCATGTCAGAGCAAGACCTCGATTGGACAGACCCAGCGAGCATTAACATTGTGCTTAACCAGTTGGCAATCGCTTACGGCCAAGCAACCGACAACTACGCCGTAGATACTTGCCACGCTGCAATTTCACAAACCGCAAGCGTTGCAGACACCGCAGACCCAGCCGATTGGATCGCAGCCATTTACGACGGTGCGCGTCAGATCAGCGCAAGCAGCAACTATTTGCCAACCCACATGGTGGTTACACCAACAACGTGGGCAGCACTTGGCGCACTTGTGGATAGCACAGGCCGCCCGGTATTCCCACAGATCGGTGCAATGAACGCACCGGGCGAATTGTCCGCAGCGTCATGGAACGGCAACCCACTTGGCTTGGTTTTGGTAGTAGACAAAAACGCGCCCGGTTCATTTATGGGCCATGCCGCAGGCCCAGCAGCAGGGTTCGAATTCTACGAACAGCAAAAGGGTGCAATTTCGGTAGACGTGCCTAGCACGCTTGGCCGCACAATCGCTTACCGCGGTTATGCAGCAGCGTTTATGGCAGACGCTACCAAGTTCGTTAAGTTCGTCTGATAATCGGAAAAGAGGCCAGTTATGGCCGCTTACACGGTCACACATAAACAGTTACTTAGCAATTATGCGGTGCTGCAAACACTTACACCTAATGATTTAGTTGTAGGTGGAACCTTTACGGTTGGTTCAGTTGCAGCGCCGTTTAATGGCACGTTTACGGTTTACGATCTACCCGAATATTTGTTTATTGGCGTAGACGATCAGGGCGATTTACTTTTCAATTACGAAATACCAGTACCCAACCAAGTGCTTTACGCTTGCACAGGTGCCGACGTACAGCGCACCGCGTCGAGTGGCACCATTACGTTTACCGAAACTTGCACATGGATTACAGCCGGGCAAATTGAGGACTGGCTAGGCATTGGTACAGCGTCGGCATTAGATACCGCGTTTTTAACCCAATGCGCTTTAGCGGCTAACAGCCTTGCGTTTACTCGACGCCAAGAGGCTGGTTACATAGACAGCCTTAGTACGTCACCAAACGGCCAAGTAACTTTAGGCACCATTTCGCTTGGCGGTTTCTTTTATAGGCAGCGTGGTGCGGTAACAGATTTTGCGACGTTTGACGGTATGAGCGCTGGCGCGTCGGTTGGTTTAAGCCCGGCAATTAAAATGCTTTTGGGTATCCCTAAACCAGCGGTGGCATAATGCCAGTTGCCTACACCGATCTATTTAATGAGGCGCTAGACGATCTCGCTACCACGCTAACCACGGTCACGGGTTTGCAAGTGGTAACAGACCCCCGCAACATTGTGCCGCCATGCGCGTTTATAGACGCCCCCACGTTTAGCGTGTATGGCGGTGGGGGAAACATTGTGCAAATGACCTACACGGTACGCATTATTACCCTTGGGCCGGGCAACCTTGACGCGCAACGCAACCTAATGCACCTAGCCAGTTTGGTGCTAGGTAAAAACGTGGCAGTAACTAGCGGGCGCCCAACTATTGCCATAATCGGCGGCGCCGAAATGCCAGCCTATGATTTAACTATAGAAATGCAAGCCCAAACCAGTTAGGACTACACCCCATGCGTTACACAATCATTAGCCCAAGGCTCGGTACACCCGGCACAGAATACGACGCCGACGGCGCCGAGGCCAACGGTATTAACGTGGCCGCGCTAGTCGAGGGCGGGCTTATTCAGCAATCCGCAAACGAAACCCCAAAACATGCTAAAACTAATAGCAAGAACACACCAAAGGATTAAAGCACTATGGCAACCAGCACCTACCTAAGCAACCCAAACGTAACCGTAAACAGCGTTTCGCTGCAAGACCAATGCCATGGCTTGGTTTTTACGCGCACCATTGAAGCATTGGAAAGCACCGCGTTTGGTTCAACGTCACGCGTTTACACGTCGGGCCTCGAAAATTCAACCTTGCAACTTGACCTTTACGCGTCATTTGCAGCGTCAGAAACTTACGCCACGCTAAAGAGTTTGGTTGGCACACAAGTAACCGTTTCATGGTCGCCGTCAGCAACCAGCCCGGGTACTGCCACTAATCCAACCATGACACTAACCGGGGCCTACTTGGAAGCCATACCATACACAATGGCCCTAGGCTCGCTCGGGGAAGTAAGTGTAACCTTTACCGGCGGGGTGTACTCGGTAGTCGAAGTTTAATTAAAGCCGGCAACGGCCCGACACGAAAGCAGGTTCATAATGCAACTACGATTAAAGGCTACGTTTAACGACGGCAGCACAAATGAAGTAACGACTAACTTAATGACCATTGTTAGTTGGGAACGCAAATTTAAGCGCAAGGCGTCAGAAATGGCGCAAGGTGTTGGCGTTGAGGATTTAGCCTATTTGTGTTATGAGGCAACACGGTTAAGCGGCACTACGGTACCCGGCACCCTTGACCAGTTTATTAGTTTGCTGGCGTCTATTGAAGTGGTAGAGCAGGCAGACCCAAAAGCCTAAACGGCACGGTGCGTAGAGCGCTGGCCGAGATTTTAGTAGCCACAGGGTTTTGGCCTAGTGAAGTAACATTTGAGTTAGACGATATGCACGCCACCATTGAAATACTAAACAAACAGCGCGGCGGTAAGTAATGCCAGCGCGCGCGTCAGTACAAGTATTAGGCATTAAAGAGGCGTTAAAAGAGTTAAACGATTTTGATAAACAGTACCGCCGGCAAGTAACTAAAGACATACAGGGCGCGGGCGAACAGATCATTAGCGAAGCGCGTAGCATGGTTGCCCATTTTGATAACAGCAAACAAAACGGCGCACCGTTATCGGGCATGGTTAGAGGCAATTTGATTAAAGGCCGTGAGACGTCATGGCGTACCGACGCGGTGCAAAAAGGTTTTAAGGTTAAAGTTGGTGTGCGCGCCAGTAAAGAGCGCTACGTGAATTTCAACCGCACTACCGACGGCGTAGTAACCCACCAAGAACAGGTTGTATTTGGTAGCAAGCCTTACCAGTTAATGGTTATTCAACAGGCCAACGCAGCGGGCGCGATCTATGACCATGCCGGGCGTAACACTACCAGTATGTTTGTTACCAATCTAAATGCCGAGGTAGGCCCGCAACCGCGTGCAATAGATAAAGCAGTAGAAAATAACCGTGGCGCGGTGGAACAAAAAGTGCTAGAGATCGTAGACGCGGTAAGTGCAAGATTGAACCGAAAACTGGCGGTAACACATGGCAATTAACATACCGATTATCTCGAGCCTTGACGGTGACGGATTTAAAAAAGCAATCACCCAACTAAAAGCGCTCGAGACTAATTCAGAGCGCGCCGGATACATTGCGGGTAAAGCGTTTTTGCCAGCCGTGGCAGCCATGGGCGCCCTAACGGTGGCTGCCGGGTACAGCATTAAAGCAGCCGTTGAGGACAGCGCCGCACAAGCCCAATTAGCCAAAACCTTACAAAACGTGGTGGGTGCTACCGACGCACAAGTAGCGGCAACAGAAAAACAAATTAGCGCTATGCAAATGGCA